AATATGGCTCGTAAATGGCGCATGTGTATTCCGATCGTTGTACGGCTCTTACCTTCTCCGAGTAGAAAGCGCTCATAGCATCTTACCCAATCCACCGTTACAGACTCAGAGCAATGCAATCCCCGGCAAACCATTCCAACCCTTGCATTGAAAAATCCTTGTTTTCCTGGTTCGATTCCCGGTGGCACCGCACAGAAAACCAGCCACTTACAGCGTTGTAGGTGGCTGGTTTGTTTTTAGTCGGGCACACAATTTAGACACAAACCCAATCTAATTTCCCATTGCGGGATGCCTCTCCTTCTTGCACTATTTTTCGCACTTTTTGGAATGAATCATTTCAATAAGGCTATTTTCCGACAGTGAGAATTGCTCTCCTCTTTTTTTAACGAATTTTTCCTTAAAATAATTTGCATAATGTGCCGAACATACTGACTTTTGTCGCAGAGGCTGTGAAGTCGCAGCCCACCAGTTGCAGAACGATATAACCTTCATGTAATTGTTAGTGGGTCTGTTGGCGTCGGCTGACAGACCTTTTTTGTGCGAATATGATGATTTATTCGAAACCATATAGAACGAAAAAACATGAAAGAGAAAATTCTCGTAGCGCTGAAAACCAAGTATTCTAATTTGGGGTTCGGAGCGAAGGCTCTCGACGGAGTAGCCTCCATTTTGGAAAAATCCGTCACCGATGAATCGCAAATTGAAACCGCAGTCAGCGGGGTCGAACCTTTCCTTAAAGTTTTCCAGTCTGACGCTGATCGTGCACGCACCGAGTACAACGCACTGAAAGGACTGTATGACGAACTCAAGGCAAAGAGTGAGGCATCTCCTGCAAATGGGGGCGGGCAGGGCAAAAAAAACGAACCCGACGATGAGGAACCTGCGTGGTTCAAAGCCTACAAGAAGCAACAGGAGGAGCGTTACAACGCCATCAAAGCGGAGAGCGATACTCTGAAAGCTGAAAAGGCCAAGAACGACCGGGCCAATCTCATCTCCGCAAAGGCAAAAGAACTCGGTATTCCGGAGTGGCGCATGAAAGAGGGATTCGTCATCGCCGACGATGCAGATGAAAAAACGATCGGCGACTACCTCGCAAACGTGCAGAAAAATCTGGTTACCGCAGAGCTGGAAGGGAAAGGTTCGGGATTCCCGATGTCCACGCCCGAAGCGCAGGGCAAAGAACTCGCAAAGGCGTGGGCTGAAACACTTCCGGACAAAGAGTAACCAAAACGTAAAATCATGGCAATCGTATTTGAAAAAACAAAAGTAAAGGGCGGTTTCCCCATATTCTGGCGCGGTGAGTTCGCCGTATTGCCGGGGGACTTCAAACTGAAGGGAACCTATCCCGAAGGGACAAAGATTCCCAAAGGTACGCCGATCAAGCTCGACTTCGACAACATGGAATGTTCCATATGCAAGAGTGCACGTGTTCTGTCGGGCGGCACAACCACTGCTCCACATGTCAAGAAGGGTTCCATGCTCCAAGTAGGAGATGCGGTTAAGGTCGGCGAGTCAAATTCGACCGTAAAAAGCATTGATACCAAAAATGCAGATTACGATGTGATCACGTTCGCAGCGGCCGTAACGGGTGCGACTGAAGGCGTAGATGTCCTCTCGGACGACAATCTGCCTGATGCAGTTGTCGAAACCGACATGGTCTATTCCGCCAATAACGGATTCCAGACCGTATCGGCCGGATATGCAGGTATCATCCTCAAGGATGTAGCCTATCCCGTCCCTGCTGCATGGCTTCAGGGTTACAGCCTGAAGAACAACCCCGAAATCAAGTATGTACGACAGTAAAAGAGGAGGTAAACAATGAACGAAGTATTTTATTCATCCATTTTCGGCGAACTGACTAAACAGGTGCAGATTCGCATCGATGCCGCCTCTGAACTGCGTAAGCGGCTATTCGACCAAAATATTTACGAGCGATTCCTCGACTGGGACACCCCCACCGTCGGACTGAACTTCGAGGAGTTGATCGGCTCGTACAATTTGAGCGTCGCCGCTGCAACGCTCGACTCCAAAGGTAAGGAGCCTATCATGGGAACCGAGGGACTGGAAACGATCAAGCAGAAGGTATTAACCCACCAGATGTCTTATTCGATGCCTATCGAAGAGTATCGTAAGGTGTTGCAGATTCTCGATTCGCGGATGCTGTCCGATTCGGCCAAGACACAGCAGCTCATCAATCTGATGTGGAACAATGTTACGAAGGTCGTGAACTCCGTGCAATCGAAACTGGACATCATCTTCCTCGGAGCATTGTCGAACAAAGGCGTATTCACGTTTGACGCGTCCAATAACCCAGAGGGTGGTGTGCGCGGTACGATCGACTACAAAATGCCGAGCGAGAACATTGCCACCGCGAAAACGTTATGGACGGATGGCAATAAAGATACGGTCGATACGCTGGAGGATATTCAAGCCATCCTCGATGCTGCACAGGACAAAGTTACGTTCGACCGCATTCTGCTCTCGCAGAAACGCCTGTCGTATATCCTCCGCAACAAGAAGATGAAGTTGGCGGTATTCGGTAGTGACAAGTCGTCCACACCGCTGTTGCTGGCGAACCTGAACGAGTTTATGCGTTCGAACGGATTCCCGACATTCGAAGTCATCCGCCGCATGACCCGTATTCAGGATAACGGTAAACTTACGGAGTATTCGCCGTGGAACGACAAGAACCTCGTGTTCGTACCTGCGGGCAAACTGGGCGTCATCAAGAACGCCTATGCCGACAACGAGCTGCGGCAAGAGCCGGGTGTCACCTACTCTAACTACGGACGCATCCGCATTTCACAGTGGGGCAAGGGCGAAACCGACAACTCTAACGGCGTAGAGTTCACGAAAGCACAGTCGCTGTCACTTCCGGTTATCACCGAAATCAACGGCATCTATTCGCTGACCGTAGAATCGTAGTTGTATGAAGAATTTCGAGGCAATATCGGCAAGTCTGTATCCTTACGATGTGGATCCTTTCCTCAAAGAAAAGGCCTGCATTGACGAGGGAATAGACACTCAAGCAGACTATACGGTAACCGATAAAATTAGCGTGGCAAAAGCCACAATCGCCATTCTGCGAAATCTCATTGTTCTTGCGAGTGAGAGCAACGGGGGCTATTCATTGTCGTACACGGACAAACTGGAAAAGCGCATTTTCCATATCGCAAAGGAAAACGGGCTGGACGATATTGCCGAAGAGTTCGATACTCGATCGAAAATTACCGACATTTCCGACCAATGGTAAGATTCCCCTATACGCTCGAAATGTGGTACGAGGAGGACGCCTCGCAAAATCCTGATGGTTCGTGGATCGAAGGTGCGCATGAATGGCGTGTCATCGGACGATGCAATGCCCGTCAGAATGGACGAGCACAGCAAATCAAAGGGCAAAACGGGGATGCCTTCCTCTACTCTTTCGAGGTTACGATGCCTGCAGATACACAGCCAATTCCTATCGGGACGAAAGTACGCATATTCGACAGCCGAGGATTCAACATCTTCGACCGTTCGCTCCGCACTGAGGCCAAACCGAAAGACAAGGACACGGCGTCGTATCCGGTACAGGGATTCTACAAAAGCGGACAACGTTACGAAAACACGAGATTATGGCTGTAAAGTGTACCAACTGGCGTGAGGTGGAACTTGAATTTGCGCGAGCAAAAGAAGAGTACGACCGAAAAGCTGTAGAATGGTTGTCGGCGTTGGGGGAAAGAGTGGTGAAGTACGCCCGCGAACACGGTAGTTATACCGATCACACGGGTAACCTACGCAACTCCATCGGGTATGTTGTGGTACAATACGGAAGAATCATTGCTGAATCTTTCAAGTATAACCGCCGTGTCAGACCGGACGGCAATCCTAAAGGGAACAAAGGTGCCGATGAAGCTCATGCCAAAGGGCTTGAACATGCCCGGTCTGTCGCCCGTGAACTTCCCGCTAACAAAACATATCTCGTATGGGTAGCCGGTATGGAATACGCGAAATATGTCGAGGCTAAAGGTTTCGACGTTCTCGAAGGGTCGGGAAACTGGGTGGAATCTACTGCTGAAAAACTCAAAGCGGAGTTCGCTCGATTCTTAAAATCGAAAAAGCGATGAACCTGACCTCTACGGAAATATTCAAACTCGTCTGGGATCGCATCCGGGATTCGCTGTTAGGGAAGACCGTGCCGATGATGTATGCGGACCACTACCCGAATAATCCTTCGGGAGAATTTATCGTCGTAGGCTCATTGTCAAATGTCGTCGGAGATTCGCAGGTGGCAACCGTAAATGTAAACATTTATGTACCGGACACAACACCGACAATCGGTCGTGAAGAGCAACGCTACCCCGATCGCAACCGTCTGAACGAACTAACTCGTCTCGCTTTCGATTCACTAGGATACTACCCTATCAACGAACGCTGGTTCTTTGATGTGAGCGATGAAACTCTTATTAGTGAGGAGGGGATCTCCTACACATTTTCAAACCTCAAAGTAAAACTTAAAAAATATTAAACATGGGACAAATAATCGGACTGAAAGCCGTTCATGCAGGTAATCCTCTCCCGAAAGGAGTAAAAGACGCTGAGGCTGCCGACTTAATGAAGGCTTTCACCAAAATCAGTCAGCCTTATAATGGTGGTGTTTCCACCAATTTCGCGATACCTTCCAGTAATGATTTTTATCGGGAAGGAGAAGCAGACCCATTTTACTCTGCAATCGACGAAACGACAGGCACAAAAGAAGTTACTTGGAATGTCGTAGATTTTGACGACGACACGATGGAATTTTACTTCGGAACTACAGAACCTGCAAAAGGCGAGATTTACGAAGGAGTAAAAGCATTCGTATTCGATTCCAAAAGTGGAGGCTCCATCGCTTTTGCAAGGTTAAAATATGTAGCGACATTGGGTGGTGGAATCAATAAAACCGACCCGCTCCAAATTCAAGTATCTGCGAAAGTTTTAGCTCCGGAACAAGGTGGTTATTCCTGGTGGCCGATTACAACTCCGGAATATACCAAGAGCGTTTTGTAAATTCTCTATCCCGCTGGAAAGCTGACGACTTGCATCACGTCTCGAGGACGGGGCGGGAGCAAAAACAATAGTTTATAATATGAAAAAAGAAGAAGTCGGCCGCCTTACAGAACAACGTGCACTTGACACACTGACTGAAAAAATTGAATCGTTCGAGATTGAAGGCAATGACAAAGAACAAATAACCCTTTACCTATACCCCCTCCAACTCGGACGACTCGCGATGATAAGTCGCCGACTAATAGACCTTGATCTGATTTTCGACGACGAACAGATGGAGGGTGCTGTTAAACGTATGTGGACCATATGCTCCGAAAAATCAAAAGAGGTGGCCGAAATAATCGCTATCGCCACACTTCGGACGCAACAAGAAATCGAAGATATGCTAAAAGAGCGGACAAAACTTATATACTGGTCCCCTACAATGGATACAACAGCTCTTACAAACATTTTGTCCACCATCGTATTTCAATCCTACTACGCGGATTTTATGAACGCTATTCGCTTGGTAAGAACGCTGCGGGTAATGATTTCCCCAACGACAACAGCGGAGCGGATAGCCACTACGGAGGGCGCAGTATCTGGGCTTGCATTTCAACGGAGGGAAAAAGTATGTTGAAACGTTTGACGAGGAAAAGAAAGGAACAAAACATTTAATTACAGCACTTACTGACATTTACAAACTATCGGACCAACTCATATCAACCGTTAAATTTTATCTGAAATAAAGGAAGCCCCAAATCCGGCGGGAGAGGCCCGGCCCGCCGAAAATAGAACGTGGAACTAACTAAACAGCATATTGCATCTGGAAACCTTACTGCGGAAAGAAGACGTAAAGGTCGCCGATAAACTGATGGAAGACCTTAATGCCCGTTACGATAGGCTGTTTGCGTCGATTTCAGGCGTTTCTACAGGCTTTCCGGCTGCTCCGACAGATCTAGGGGTCAAAAATCCCCCCCCCCATAAAATCGGAGCTAAAATAATGTATATCAATGAATTACAAAAATATATTGTAATTCAGACACCTGATAATAAGCATTCAAAGAAGAGTTAAAAAATAGGAGCCGATGCAAATTTCAGATTGAATTACTATTCAATGAACCTTATGATAGCCAAACTACAAAAAGGAGACATTAACATTGCCGACGTTTTTCTAAATGAATTATCAAGAAATCCGGCCTATTTTAATATGGATGCCGTCAAAACATTAATCCCAAATGAAGAACAACGGATGCGAATACTGCGCGTTCTTGAAGATCATATGGTCATTGAAATAAAAGGGGGGTGGAATATGGTTAAAAGCTGCGGCTAATTTATCAGTGTGTAAAGACCAGGGAGGATGTGCAGTCATCTATAACGAACAACGCAAACAAGAAGAACGGGATAATTTAGAACTTCGCAATTTAAAAATAAGTAGGCGCGAAGCGCATTGGGCTATTGCATTAGCTATCATATCTATTTGCGCCTCTCAATTTTGGGGACACACTATTTTTGAATGGACTTGGATTGCAATGCAAAAAATCAGTAAATTACTTTTTTAATCTGTCTTGATTCAATATTCTACACAGAACATTGTTTAATCCAGTATAAGTATCACCTGTCAATTCAATATTAGTTCTGCCCCAAAAACGAACAAGATAGATCAAATACACAATCAACGCGATAATCACGAATAGCAAAATATAAATCCCGATCATAAACTTCTTTTTTACAAACCTCGGAACTTTCGGCACAACTTCAAAAAAATAGCCTCATTATTTTGCGGGGGGGGGAATTTTGTAACTTTGCAGCACCTAACTTAATATTACATTAATCATGAAAAAAATTTTATTATGGGGAGGGGTACTTGGCATAATATTAAGTATGACCTCTTGTTACAGCACACGGGTCCTGCATGGGAATGTAAAGCCTAATGAACCTTTGGTACAAGTAAATCAAGAATGGAACCACCACTTGATTGGAGGATTAGTGCCGGTCGGTAAAAATAAACTCGAAGCCGCAGAATACGTGAACAATGCGGAAGATTTCGTAGTAAAGACTAATCATAACTTCCTAAACCTGTTGGTTTCATGTATAACATGCGGTATTTATACACCAACGCAAACTAAATTTTATATTCCGCTACGTGATGTACAAAATACAGCACAAGATGGAAAAATCAAATCAGACAAATAAAAATTCACCCCGGTCATAGACCGGGGTTTTATGAATAAAAATAATAAATAGAATCAATCATCAAATACTTTTCGCACACTTACTGATCCTTTCTGAAAGATCAAGCAAAGCGCTTCGTAAAGTTTCTTTTTCTGCTTCGTTAAAATCATCCGGTTTGCCATTATTCACACCATCCATTTTATGATAAAGCCACGACCGGGATTTGCCGAAGTACCGCTCCGATATTTTAGCCCACGATACATCTAATAAAATATCGGACATTTTCTGTTTTACCGTTTTTCGGTTTTGTTTCACTAAAATTTCCATACGATCTATTTTTATACCTCCGGCCAATTGGTCGGAGGTGATTGTTTAATCTCTGTCTAATAATTCTTGCAAAATCATCTCAATATACCATTCTTGTTCCTCCTTTCCATTGGGATATGCCTTATGGTAATTACGAATAGATTCTATCAAATCCCACTCTTTTTCTGTTAGCTCTACTTCCATATCATATTTCGTGTTTGGTATTACAAATATAATACACTTTTGCGTATTATACAAATATTTCTACATCATTTTTTCATTCCGATTGAAAAATGTATATTTGTATCGTCAAATCTATATGCAATATAAATATGTCTGTAGTATCAGATATTTTGTATCTATTACATACAGTTAAATTTAACTGCGTCGAGTTCGGTAAGCGGAAACGCCCGACGGCTTGCATATAGGGCCGGACAACTCGTAACGCAGTTTTTTATTTGTCAAACCTATATGAAAAAGCACATCGAACGTATGAGCCGCATCGAAGCGGCAATTAACCCCATGTACTGCGTCCCCAAGCGCAGCGACCTATCGTTAATCGGGTCGGCTTTCGAGGCCGCAGGTTTCCGTTGTGTCCGGATCCGCACCGAATGCGAGGCCGAGCACCGCACAAAAGGTGGTGATCCCCGTCGGCACGGGATGCTGGTTCTCGACGGTGACCGAGTGATATTGGAGGTATTGCGGTCGAGACCGACTAAAAAAGATAATCAACTCACAATCCCGCCTCAATCATGAACCGAGAAAATGACATATCGAACCGTACCCTATTTTTGATTCGGTCGGTTTGAAATGATAAACAGAAAGCCGAGTTCCCTCGGCTTTTTACATTCTCGCATCATATATCTTTTCTACATTCAGCTCCGTTCCGGTCAATGTAAAATATATATTCTGGAGCTGGTGCAGATACTTTATGGGCACATCCACATTGCAATCGTCGATTTCGTCTTCCACCTGCCAACAGAACCCTTCTTTTTTAGGAGATAAGCATATCACACGGGGGATGATATAGTAGTCAAATCGTTGGTAACAGTCGCTAAATTCTTTCTCAAAGCCGCATTTTTCCAATAACGTTGGAGTCAAACGTATAGGCCTAACATCTCATAATACTACTTTATCTAAAATCTCATGATAAAATCCGGCTTCCTTAATTAGCATCTCACCATGAAATAACGTCATGTCTGCACGCGTAATTTCTGCAATATACCCAATTCGCTCAAGATGGGGGTTATACACTAAATTGCCTATTCGAAATGATCGAATATTCAGAGACGGTTCCATATTACATTTCATATTCTAAAACGCATCGAATTCGATGCGTTTATTACTTTAGTTTCATTTGTGTTTTTAAGTTGAGAACTATTTATTCCTCCTCGTTTGAGGTGTCGCATGTAATCGGTTTCGTCGATTTTACCGCTGAAGTAAGGTGCGCTGTTTCGGGTGGCGGATTGTCGGGCAACGTTCCGAGGTATTGCCGAGCGTTGAGGGGTGATACGACAGAGTGTCCGAGTTGGCTTTCGAGTTGTTGTCGGGCAACTTTAGCTACTGTACCGCCCCGTTTGGCGACGTTGGCGTTGGCCTTGAAACCTATTGGATTTTCGTTTCGGGAAAGTTCGGTAGCAGAGGCCTCGGCCAATGAGTTCAACAGCAGTTCGACATTGGTCATATTATCCCGCAGGTTCTCCTTTTTCAACCCCTTGTAACGTTTGTAGGCTTTCGTGGTACGTCCGGCCCACTCCTTCGTGATAATGTCCGTAAGGGTGGCATATTGCGTTCCATCAACGCCCCCGCGTTTCCACTCGTCAGTGAGAAGTTTACGGACTTCGATACTTTTCAAGCGTTGGTTAATCCATGTATCCGAATATCCAAGGCGTTTATAATCGGCTACGGCCTGCTCAATAGATAACTCAGGGTCTTGCATTTGGTCGAGGCGGTCGCTTGCCACCTGCGCCATCCATTGCTTGAAAGGCTCGGCTTTCTGTGACGGAATCGACTGGATAATCCGCAGGACGGTTTTCACATCTCCGGCCAGCGTCTTGCGCATCACTCCCGTTTCTGACCTCATGGCTATCTGGGGACAATTTGTCCCCACGAACGAGGCGAGCGCTTCATCCCGCTTGCGCATCTTCTTGAAATAATCGGTCGGATTCACGGTGTCCGTCAGAGCGGAGATCACGTCGAGAACGGAAAAATACCACGTCTCCGTCCGCTCGTCCCAAACGGTGCGCACCTTGCGGTCCTCGAACAACTGTATGGCCTGCTTTTGTGTCATAGGAATGTAGTTTTATTTATTCCTTTTCTTTTACCTCCAGCACCGTCCCGCACTTCGGGCAGGTGATTGTGTTCGTCGGGTACGTTGCTACTCTTCCGCCTTTTGCTCCGCTTGTTGGAATCCAATTTTGCGGGCGGGTTTGCGTGCCTGCGGTATCTTGACCGACAACGCCGCAATAGCGTTGTAGATATTATCAAGTTCCTTGCGCATATCTTCCGACAGATCGCTGACCGCCTCGGCATTGTCGGCGTCCACCCGCTCCAGTAACGCCAGTTTCGCCCGAATTTCGGCCAACTCGGCCGTTACTGTCGTCGTGGTCGTGATGTAGTTCCGCATCGCTACGAAAGCACGCATAATAGCGATACTTACTTGTATGGCAACGGAGCTTTTCAAAACAGCCGATAACATAGAAACGCCTTGCTCGGTAAACGCATAGGGGTTGCGGCGTAAACCCATCGTGATGGAATTGGTTATCACAATTTGTGATTTCCAATTTTCAGTTTCGGCATCTGTCAGTTGAAACATGAAATCGGGCGGAAAGCGTTCGATATTACGCTTTACCGCTTGATTGAGAGCGCTTGTTGTTACTTGGTACAATTCCGCCAAATCACGGTCCAGCATCACCCGCTGGCCCCGTATTTCGTAAATCTTGCTTTGGATAGGTTGTAGTTCCATGGGTAGGTATCGTTGAGGTTATTCTGCCTTGATGGTTATCGACTTCCCGCAATGCGGGCACGTGATTGCTCCCTCTTTCGAAGCGGCGAAAAGTTCCGGCACTTCAACACCCAAAATATCGGCTATTTCTTGCAATCGTTTTAACGGCGGATTTCCGTTGTCACCAATTGCAATACTTAACCCCGTTTCAGTCATTCCGAGACGCGCCGCCAACTCTTTTGCGGTCATTCCTCGTTCCTTCAATAATTCTTTAACTCTCATTTTGACGTATTATTTGCCACAAATATATTGATATTCATATAAACAGCAAAAAATTTTAGTGTCAATTAAATTTTTATCTCAAAATATTTGCATTATATCAAAATATCATTTATATTTGCACCAAAAAATCAAAACAACAATTAAACAATACGGCCATGAAACTCTTAACTAAAGCAATTGAGAAGCAGTTGGCAAAGTACCCCATTTATTCACAAGATGGCAAAGGCGGCAAGGCACAGGTCATCTGCAAGTTCTTCAACCCCTGCGGCAGTCAGACGTGGTACATTCTCGAAGGCGAGAAGCAAGACGACGACTACATTCTCTTCGCATTGTTAGACAATATGGGCGAGCGAGAATATGGTTATGTGTCACTGAATGAACTTCAACGCGTTAGAACTCGCCCCTTTGGTCTTGGCATCGAAAGAGATATGTATTTCACACCTTGCAAAGTCAGCGAAATCAACTAATTGATTTATTGAATAAACGTCTAAAACAATAGAACTATGAACGCATTTGCATTTAAAGTGATCGACGCAATCAATCGTGATGGTATGGACAATGGCAACTGGGGTCTTGTCAAAGACGTAGATAATACTGTCGCCTATTTCGGCACCAGAGAAGAAATCGAACTGAAAGGCCAGTGGGCGTACATCTATGCAGAGAAAGACGATACACTGTCTTTGCAACTCGAAAAAATCGAACCTACGAGAGTTCTGCACGTTGAAGATTGTGAACTGCTGCTCTACTACCTCGACGAATAAAGCCGTTCGGGCGGCTATAAACAGACCTCAGGCCCGAAGCGTGGCGGCACCTGCCGCCGGTGGTAAAAATGAAAGATATGAAAGACATAAAAATTGGCGACCCGGTGAGGGTCGATCCTTTTTATTTTGCGATCATATTGAAAATGGAGTGGTATGGATTCTCCTTTTTCGTTGAGAGGTTCAGCTTCTCTTTTCTGACGCGGTTTGGAAATGGATTCGGGATTCCGGATATACTGTCGCAGGAGGATTTTCGGACCTTGCAGTCTGATGCAAATAATCCGGAATAATGCAATATGCTTGTTTTTTCTTGGTGATAAGTGGGCTTTATCGGTCGGGATATTTTTGTCAATGTGGTGCGTGTCCCGGGGTGTTTGGGAAAGCGGTGATATTTATGTGTTCGTTCGTAGCACACTTCCGGATTTTGTTGCCGGGCACGAGCGATGCCGGTGGTGTTGTCTTTTCTCTCTTTTGGGTATAGGGAAAAGGGAGGGGAGGATCCGCAAAACAGTGTGTCGGAGGCGGGATTCAGGCTTTTCCCTTGCTTCGGGTAAGGCCCTGCGGCAGGGCGAGCGATAGCCGTGAGAAGCTGACGACGGAACCGGCCAGGGCAAACCCTCCGGCAAGCAACAGGGCGATATGGCAGCCGTTTTCCGGGTCGATATGGAACAGCAGGGCTACCAGAGCCGCTCCGGTCGTCTGTCCCGTGAGCCGGGCTGTTGCCAGCATACCGCTGGCGCTTCCGCTTCGCTCGGGCGGTGCGGAGGCGATCAGGATGCTGTTGTTGGGAGATTGGAACAGGCCGAATCCGAGGCCGCAGAGCAGGAGTCGCCAGACGATGTCGGCGACGTGGGGTTGCTCGGGCAGAAAAGCCAGCAGAACTACGCCCGCCGCCATGATAAGCAGTCCTACGCCGCCCATGGCTCCTGCGTGGATCCGTTCGACCAGCAAGCCGGCGATCGGAGCCACGACCATAATGATAGCGGGCCAGGCAGTGAGGATCAGGCCCGTATGTACTTCTGTATATCCGAATGTCTTTTGCAGGTAGAAGGGAAGCGCGACCATAGCGAGCATCTGGGCGATGAACGAGCAGATCGAGGTGATCACCGAAACGGAGAAGATCGGGATGCGCAGCAGGTCGAAGGGGAGGATCGGATAGGGTTTGTGGAGCTGGCTGCGCACGAACAGTGTGCCGATGAGGACCAGCAGGATGACGCTTATTCCGATATAGCTGGGTTTGAGGCCGTGCGAGTAACCTTCGATCGAAGCGATCAGCAATCCGAAGGTGAGGGCGTTCATCAACCCGTCCCGCCAGTCGAAGTGGCGGCCCCGGATGCGTACCGGGTTTTTAGGCAGGAATCGGTAGCTCAACAAACACGCGATGAGTCCGATCGGGATGTTGATAGCGAAAAGCCAGGGCCAGGTGGCGATGGAGAGAATACCCGAAGCCAACGTAGGGCCGGCCACCGAGGAAACGGCTACGACCGTAGCGTTTACGCCCATTCCGCGTCCCAAGTGTCGGCGGGGGTATATCAGGCGGATCAGTGTGGTATTGACGCTCGTGATGGCTGCCGCCCCGAATCCCTGGCAGACGCGGGCCGTGACCAGCGTGGCGAGAGAGTCGGACAACGTGCAGCCCAGTGAGGCGACGATGAAGATACCCAGTCCCCCGATGTAGATTTTACGGTAGCCGATCACGTCGCCCAATGCTGAAAACGAGAGCAGGGAAACCACGATGGCTAACTGATAGGCATTGACGATCCAGATCGAATTGGCCGACGAGATGCCCAGCATACGGGCCATAGTCGGCAGAGCGACGTTGGCGATGGCTCCGTCTATGACCGAGAGCGATACGCCGAAAGCTACGGCGAGGATGCCCCAGAATCGGGTCGGCATGGGAAGGCCGTCCCACTCCCTGTTGCCGGCCAGACGGGGTGCTGCACCCTGTATCGGAATTTGTTGCAGACCTGCTTTCATCGTAAAAGAATCCTCTTGCAAAGGTGCGGAAAAAGCCGCGTGCAAGGTAAATTTATCGGCATTTTGTCGGGCGAAGTACCTAAAGCGGAGGCAAAGGTACGAATAAATACGGTCGGATGGACCGTCCGTCGGCATTTTCGGGTGTCTGGAAGCAGCCGGATATTTGTGGGAGAAAACGACCGGTTCGACGTTTTGCGGGGCAGGATGTGCCGGTCAGAGGATTTTCTGGAATGCGATGCGAGGATCTCCGGCGTAATGTATTTCTCCGCAGCGGACGAAGCCGAATTTGGCCAGCAGGCGGAGCATGCAACGGTTGTCGAAGTTGGTGTCTATCCGGAAGCTGCCTGTGCCGCGCTCCCGGGCCAATGTCATGGTGCGGCGCATGAATTCGGTCGCTATGCCCTGTCCTTTGACCTCCTGTGCGACGGCCAGACGGTGCAGGACGACGTATGGGGCTTGGTCGAGCCACGTGCCGTCGATTTCGGCATAGGCCGGTTCGCCGTCGAAGACGACAGCCCCGTAAGCGACGACGAGTCCTGTGTGAGTACATAGTACGTGGCCGTATCCGCGGTCGATGTCGTCCGTTATATGTGCCGCCGCCGGGTAGCCGTTCTGCCATTGGCGACTTCCCCGCAGGCGCATCTGCGCCTGGGCCTGGCGGATGATCGTGCAGATACGCTCCAGATCGTCGGGAAGTGCCGGGCGGAAGAGCAGACTGTCTGTCTGAAGGACGGTTGTCGTTGCGTTCATCGTCTTGCGAAAAATTTTTAGGAAGGGACGGGTAGTTCGGTCGTGCAGGGTGCGGGACGAAAAAGCGTTGGATTTATTCCGCCGTAACGAACATCCGGCCGAAGTCGAAGACGATGCGGTCGAACTTTTCGAAAAGGTCCATTCCGAGCGAACCGAAATAGGGTTGTTCGGATGCGGGGCCGAAGTCAGCTGTGACGGTCACCTTTTTCAGGGTGCGGGAGCCGTTGCCGATCGTGAAGGTTATATTCTTCAGGTCGTAACCCGTACCTCGCAAAATTCCGCCGAAACCTCCTGCGGCCGTTTCCCGCTTTTTCCCGCTGCGGTCGATCTCTTCGCGGTGCAGGGTGTAGTAGTTCGGCGAAAGTCCCGTGCGGGAGTTGCCCGTGTCGAAGACCATCGGGACGGTGTCTTTTCCGGCGACGAGCGTGTTGAGAATATATTGTCCCGAGGAGGTGTCGTGCATCAGGTTTCGCCCGCTTGCAGGGGTCGGTTCCGGAGTGGCGGGCAGGAGAAAGAAACCCTCTTTGGGGCGAAGCTCGATCTGGCCGGCCAGACGCATGAAGTCGGTGCCGAGGACGGCTTCGATATGGCCGATTTGGTCCGAAGCCTCGTCGTTGTCGAAGACCATGAAGTAGGGGTGGCGGATCGTGACCGGTCCGATCTGCATGGAGTCGGTCGTGGCGAATTTCACGAATCCGTTGCCGCCGATACCGCTCACGGAAATCGAATCGCAGATGATTTCGAGGTCGTGGCGCTTGGCGAATTCCGCCGAAAC